ACCACTGGCTATGCCTCGATCACGGTTGCCGGCGGCACAGGTAATTTCACGGTGGGTGACGAGATTACTGGCGATGTATCGGATGCCAGGGCAATCATCACGCAGATTGACAGTCCTGGACCGACTGCCACGTATCATTACTTTCTGATTGGTGACCCACTGACTAGCTTCAATGGGTCAGAGGCAATAACCAATGAGGACGATACGGGTGCTGCCAGTTCTTCGGGTGCAGTAGCGAATCAGGGACCGGCACTCACTACCTTTTTCGATGGCAATGCATTCCCGACCTATTCGTTCACCAGTACTCCGACTGATGTGGACGATGATGGCAACACCGAGGAATACGGCATCGAGATTGACCTGAACCAGGCGACACTGGCGCAAATGCATGAGTACAACAAGTACGCGCAGCGTCGTGGAAGTACATTGGATCACGATGGCCTGGATGGCGAGGAATGGATTGGACTTGATTTTGCGGTTAACTTTGCAACGATCACAGGAACAGTGTCCGAGGGCGCGGTTGTAACCGGGTTGACATCGGGTGCAATTGGCACAGTGGTATCGAATCCTGCCGGATCGAATGACATAGCGTTACTCAGAGATACCAGGGGTACGTTTGTGGACGGTGAGGTCATCGAGGTCGATGGTTCAAACCGATTCGATGCATCTGGACTGACCGTGAGTGTCATCGTGCCAGTGGCTGAAAGTTCATTCGGAACGCTTGCCGGCACAAGCTTCTTCTTCAGTCGCGGTGTTGTGCCACTGGATTTTAAATCGGCAGAGGAAAACCTGTGGTCAACCATCGATGCCAGCGGCATTACCCGGTCAAGACCAACCACCATTACCATGCAGATACTCAACTTGCTGCAGTTCGATTACGGCACTTGTTCCAGGTTGCTCAGTGCTGGTGGTGCGATTGACAAGGTCGAATACTCGGCAACCGGAGGCGAGGCTGTTGGTGCTGCGACACTGACGGTTGATGGTTCGATCGCGGCCGATGTCCCGGGTAAGACACTGGGTGGTTTCTTCACGCTTCGCGATAAGAGTGACAATGACCGGGAATATGTGCTGCGCTACAATTCCTATGTCGCGTCATCCGGCGTAATCACGCTGGCGAATGTGGTGATCGCGAGTGCTGATGCAGCAACGCCGACCACCATTCAGGAAGTCGGCGCGTTTACGAGTGCCGAGGTTGGCGATCTGGTGCTGAATAGCGGCAATGGACATGATGGCGTGTCTTCCATATCGGAGATCGTGGACAACGATAATTGTGTCATCAATCCGGCGATTACAGGTCAGACAACGGGTGATGCCATAGAACTGAATGCCTGCCCGATTGCGGTCAACACGCTGGACGATGTGTTCTTCTTCATCGTGTTTGAGTTCAAAGAGTCAGACGGTATAGCAAGTGCATCGATGGTGTATGTTGGCGACATCGAGGCCAGGGTAGTGGTCAGGAACACATCTGCTGCGACAATCAAGATCAAAGGCTTTACGGCAGATGTACAAATCAGCACATCAGGAGGCATATCGAGTGCAACGCGGATTGAAAACACAGTCTACTCGGGTTAGAAAGACACCTGAAGTATTCATCGAGGGAATCGATGTCATCATTCGTCTTGACCTGGGCAAGCACAAGGAATTGCTAACTCAAACGAGGGCAGAATTGATTTCGTTTAATGAGGGGGCAGCACATGAAATTGCCCGGAAGAAACATTATCGTAAGTTGATTGGTGGTGGTAAATATGACGATGACGCGCTGCGCAGATCAATGAAAGATATCCGGGTCAATATCCAGCACCTGACCAACAAGGCAAAGTTATCCGAGGACAAGATTGCACACCACACACTGATCGTTGATACCCTGACTGACCAATTAAAGGATTACGACAGGCGTTATGCCACTATCAATCAACAGTTTCACTAAGATAGTCGAAGTTACCACTCCGACAACCGAGGTTGATTTACAGACCTTGCATGACTTTGTCGAGGACTACATGGCAAGTCCTGTCGGCCTGGTCGAGGATGGAAGCTGGGACTTCCGGGGCGATATCCTGTTGCCAAACGGCAAGATTGAAGATCCGAATAATCCAGGTGTGTTTACGCAAATCATTCTGGAATTAAACCCGGAATGGCAAATACAGTTCTACAGTGGTTCTGGATATACACGTATCTTTGGCGGCAAGATTTTTGGTGGTGTCGGCAATGAACCCATGCTTGCGACTGGCACTGCCGGCGACATCACGGTACTGGAAACCCAGGTTGATGGTGTGGTGGTCGAGGTTGATACGGGTTCTGGTTTAACGGCAGCACAGTCAACGCAACTTGCGGAAATATATAAACGACTTGGGTTGGACATTGCAGATCCGATTACGGACACCACGGCAGGCATTGATTCGGGTTCCGGCGATATCAACATTGATCGTACTGGCGACGGTGAGACTACCAGCACCCTGACCAGGCAACCATGACCACAGCACTACAACGTACTTCATTGGGTGAACTGGGTTATTCTCCGCTTGCAGCAACGTCCCTGGGTGAGCTTGGGGCGGCAGTGGAACAGGTTATAGAGTTCTTCTTTGGTGGTGGTGACAATGACCGCATGGAAGATGAAAGATTGATATTGGCAATTATTAAGGATTTTGTAAAACGAATATAGAATATTTTAAAAGGTGGTTGAGATTATCAGTCGCTTGCGCAAGCGGGACCACCTCTTAAAATGTTTTAACCGTCGCCGGGTTTCGGGCGTTAACAGGTCGCCGCTGTTCGGGCGTTAGGAGTTGATATGAAAACCGCAGATGAACTGTACAACAGTACTGGAGATACGAAAGAAGAAATCGTTATCGAAGATACTACGGGCGTAAAAGACGAGTCCACGGACGAATCCAAAGTCAAGGAAACCGAAACTGCTGACGCAGAAACGGATACAAAGACCGAGGATAAGCCCAAGTCTGACGATGTGTCGCCGGCATCAGGCAGTGAAACAATGGTTCCAGTATCAGCAATTCATGGAGAACGTGATCGCCGGAAGGCGGCTGAAGGACAACGTGATGAACTTCAATCAAAGCTTGATGAAGCCAATAAGACACCACCAACATCGGTGTTTGAGGATGAAACCAAGTGGCGCGAGGAAATTACTGCGGGGTTCAATCAGCAACTGACCAATCACAGTCTCAACCAAAGTGAATTTTTTGCCGCCAGGGAATTAGGCCGGGAAAAGCTAGACAAGAAAATAGCTATATTCAAAACTCTTGTCGAAACCAACCCGGATCTTGGGCAGCGTTTTGCTAATGCAGTCAGTCCTTACCACGAGTTAGTAGATATCGTCGATCAACACGATGACTTAGACAAAATGAAGGACATTGACGCATATAAAGCAACGCTCAAGGCCGAAGCAAGAGTAGAGGTCAAGGCAGAAATGGAAGCAGAGGGAAAGGCTAAAGGTGATCTATTGGACTCCGTACCCGATTCGTTGGTGGGTGATGCTTCCAAAGGTGGAATTAGTTCCAAAGGAAGTTTTGAACCACCAACAGCAGATGAGTTATATAACTCTTAAGGAATTAAAATGACAGATAGTGTCGCTGCGACTGGCTTAACAGTCCAACAATGGGACGCAAAGTTCTATACCGAGGCACTGAACGCAAGTATCTTCAAACCGTTTCACGGTACATCGACTAATTCGGTAATCCAGGTCAAAGAAGATTTGACCAAGAAGCCGGGTGACAGCGTGACTTATGCGTTGGTGAACAAGCTTGCTGGTGCAGGCGTTACTGGTAGTGCAACGCTTGAAGGCAACGAGGAAGAATTAGTTTCCCGTAGCCTAAGAGTGGTAATCGACCAGAAACGTAATGCAGTACGCATTCCTGTTCTTGAAGATCAGTTCAGTTCCATTCCGCTGCGTGAAGCAGCAAAAGATACACTTCTGGATTGGAGCATGGAGTTAAATCGTGATGATACGATTTCCGCGCTCGGCGCAATCCTGAATGTGGATTACGGTTCAGCATCAGAGGCTAACAAAGATATTTGGTTAGTTGACAATGCAGATCGTGTGCTGTTTGGTGATTCCATCATCAACGGCGTAAGTAACGACCATTCGGTTGCATTGCTTACACTTGACAATTCGGATGACAAATTAACGTCTGCCGCATTGTCGCTGATGAAGCGTATCGCTAAAACGGCAAGCCCGAAGATCAGACCGCTGAAACCCCGCAAGGGTTTTGTAACGTCTGATTCGTATGTGTTGTTTGCAAACTCACTTCAAGTCCGTGATCTTGCACTCGACGCTGCGTTCCTGCAGGCAAACCGCGAAGCACGACTGCGTGGCAAGATGAATCCACTGTTTGCTGGTGCTGACTACGTTTGGGACAATATCGCAATCTACGAGGTAGAAGATATCCCAATCGATGCCGGTGCTGGTGCTGGTGGTATTGACCTTGCTGCCTGCTATCTTTGTGGCGCACAGGCTATTGCATTCGCAGTTGCCAAACGTCCACAGTCAATCGAAGAAGAATTTGACTACAAAGACAAGCAGGGCGTTGCAATCCGACAGTGGTTCAAGATCCAAAAGATGACCTTTGGTTCTGATGGAGCAAGCGATATTGGTGATCAGAAAGATCACGGCATCGTCACTGGATGGTTTGCGTCTGTAGCAGACGCATAAGAGGTTTGGGGCGCGGGACCGGATAACGCATATCGCGTTTTCCCTGTTCGGATTCCGGTTCTGCGTACCCTTTTATTCATTAACCAGGAGATTGATATGTTTTTTGAAGTCTTACACTGCATTACTGAAGTTACCTATATGAAACGAAAAAGGGTAACCAACAAAGAGGGACATAATCTTATTGTCGAGTATCAGGCAATAGAAAAAATCAAACCTGGTTTCTACGGTGTTGAAGATGTCCATATTGGTGATGTCATCGAAATAACGGATCAACGACTGGCGACTAAGGCAAGTCATAATGACTGGCTGAAGAAGGTTGATGCTCCGGGTAAGAAAAAGGTCAGTAAGAAGAAATGAGCATTCCGGCTACAGAAATTCGGGAACGAGCATTAAAAGAGTTGGGTGTCACCGCGACTGCGCAGACAACGCAGGCGGAAATCAGCACCGACCTGGATCAGGCGTATGTCGAAATCTACGGAATGCTGGAAGCACTTACCCTGACCACCTGGGACTTCGATGAAGAAGTGCCTGATGAAATGATTTTGCCAGTGGTGTATATGGTTGCTGCTGCCAGGGTTAATGCTTACTCAATACCGAATGATCGTTACAACAGGATCAGGGCCGATGCTCAAGCATCGATTGGCTTGATTCGTGAAATGCAAGCGTCGAATGTGTACAGACCACCTGAAGCGACTTATTACTGATGGCCCGACTACCAATACCATTGATCGGTCCATCTTATACGAATCGATCCCTGCCGCTATCGGCACAGGTAACGAAAGGACTGTTCCCGGAGATTAACCCGGAAGCACGAAACATCGTGTCGCTTCATGCGTTTCCCGGACTGAAACCTTTCGCAACGTCATCCGGCATTAGCCGGGGGTCACACGTTATGGCTGGTGTGGCTTATGCGATCTATGGCAACACCCTGGTATCGATCGATGCACTCGGTGCTGTAACGAGCATCGGCACGATTGCTGGCGAAGCTATTTGTGACTTTGCCAACAACGGTGACCTGATGTTCATTGCCACTGGCGAAATTCCGTATATGTACACAGCATCGACCGATGTATTAGAAGAAGTCACTGATGATAGTGTCAACCGACCATCGACAGTGGGATACATGAACGCACAGTTCATCATGGATGAAAATGACACCAACAGTGAACTGGGTGAGTTTGTCACATCGCAGTTGACCGGCGAACTAACCGCAGAAGATTTTGTCAATGCTTTGGATTTTGCAGAAGCAAACAGTCATCCAGACGATATATTGCGGATTAAGATTTACAATGAAATGGTGTACTTTTTCGGCACTGACGGTCTTGAACCGTGGTGGAACTCCGGTGTTGGATCGCCACCGTTTGACCGGGTGCAAGGCGCATCACGAAAGTACGGACTGGGCGCGAAGTGGTCACTGGACGATACAGATGAGTTTCTGTATTTTCTGGATGATCAACGCATTCCCAGGCGTATGTTTGGACTGCAAGTATCCAACATCGGCAACCCGGCACTTGACAAGGAGTGGTCAAAATATTCTCGTATCAGTGACGCAATAGGTTATGCGTTCACGATGGATCAAAACAATTTCTACCAGTTGACCTTTCCTTCTGCCGATAGAACCTGGCTATACCATGAGCAATCGAACTCCTGGTATCAGTTGAGTTTCGGCACAGACAATCAGCGTCATCGAGGTCACAGTCATGTCTTTGCCTATGACAAGAATCTGATTACTGACCATTCCAATGGCAAGATGTACGAACTGGATTTCGATACTTACACTGATAACGATGAGGTGATCCAAAGGCGACGTAGTACTGCAACCATTCACAGTGGATTGTATGGCGAACCGGGTAAGGAAATATTCTTTGAGCAAGTCGAGTTTATTGTGCAGACCGGCGAAGGTATCGCTACCGGGCAGGGATCTGATCCACAGTTGATGATTCGTTTTACAGACGATGGTGGCAGGACGTTTTCTGCTGAAATGTGGCATTCCCTGGGTGTTGG